GGATGAGGTGCGATACCAGTAGCCCGAAGCAAAGCCGAGCCCAGAGCCCTGACTCCAGAACCCCTGTGGAGTCGGGGCTTCTGGCATTCTGGGGCTCTAAAAAAAAGTCTGTAATGTCCTGCCGAAACCATTCCAAACTGGCTACGCTGAACCCAACCGATTCCACAGGAGGAAATATGAAAACCCAGTCAGATGCACTTCAAGGCTTCATGTCAATTTTGAATGATGCACCAAGCAAGTTGAACTTCGCTGTTCAAGAAACTGCATTGCCATTGATGCCACATCAAGTTGAAGCAACCAAGTTTGCATTGGAGCGTCAGCGAGTGTTGCTTGCGATGGAGATGGGAACAGGCAAGTCACCAACTGCTGTTGCGATTTCGCAATCAAGTGTTCAAGCAGGAATGCGCCCAGTACTGATTGTTTGCCCACCGACAATGCGATTGCAATTCAAGCGTGAGTTCTCACGCTTCGCTCCGCAGTTGAGTGTGCATACCATCACGGGTACTAACCCTGTGAAGCAGGGAATCAAGTCATTGCCAGATGTTGATGTACTCATCATGGGTGACACATCGGCAGATGGTTACAAGAATCTGTTGAAGGGTCATGTGAAGGGAATCATCGTGGATGAATGCCAGCGCATCAAGGGTGGCAAGCGAGCAAAGCGTTCGCAAGCCGTGATTGATATTTCGCAATCAATTCCATTGTCTGGAATCCGAGTGATGATGTCGGGAACGCCACTCATCAATCGCCCAATGGAATTGTTGTCGGTCATCAATGGTCTGGAGCAACAAGGTGCATTTGAAGGTGGCATTCGTGGATACATGGCTCGTTATGCACCACGCATTGACAACTATGGCACTCGTGGAGCGCAACGCTTGAACGAATTGCACGATGTTCTCGTGGGCTCATTCATGCTTCGCATGAAGCGTTCCGATGTTCTGGAATTGCCGAACAAGGGTCGTATGGAAGTTGCGATGGAGATGGAGGAGAAGTACGAGAAGTTGTATCGCTATGCCGAAGCAAATCTCTACGAGTGGATTCGCATCACCAAAGGTCAGGAGAAGGCGAACAATGTTGAGCGAGCAGAAGCATTGATTCGCATCAATGAACTTCGCAAGTTGTCAGCACTTGGCAAGGTGAATGGCGTTGTTGCTTATGTGCGTGAACTTCTGGACAACGATGAGCAAGTGTTCATCACTTGTGCATTCAAAGAGGAGGCGAAGCGTTACATGGATGCATTCGCAGATGTGAATGCAGTACAAGTTGTTGGGGGCATGAATGACTCAGCGAAGATGGCAAGTGTTGATGCATTCCAGAACGGAACAGCACGAGTGTTGGTTGGCAACATCATTGCATCGGGAACTGGACTCACACTCACATCAGCACGACATCATGTGAGCGCATCGTTGCCTTGGACATCAGCAGACCTTCTGCAATGCGAAGACCGTTTGCAGAGAATCGGACAGAAGCGTGATGTCGTTTCGCACATCATGTTGAGTGCGATTGAGGAGCATTCAACGATTGATGAGCGCATGATTCAAATCATCATGATGAAGAACCGAATCTTGTCCAGCGTTCTGGATGGCGAGGCAGATGACCTGCTGGATGATGAGCGCAAAGCCGTTGCCATGTTGGTTCTGGAGTCCTACGGATGGGAGGGCTAATACCCAGCACCACATTCGCCCCAAATGTCTGTAATGTTCAAGTAACCCAAACGACCAGAGGAGGTCACCATGTCAGTATCCACCGAACCAATCACTCCAGCGCAGATGAAGTTCCTGCTCACACTCATGTCACAGCGAGCATCGTTGTTCGGCATTGAGCCAACGATTGAATCTGCGAAGTCGTGGATTGAATCCAAGAATGCAAATATCACCAAGTCACAGGCGAGCAAATTGATTTCAGAATTGAAGGACAAGCCTGTTGATGTCATCTCACCAAAGAATGCTGAAGTGTCATTCTCATTTGATTGCTCACACATTGTTGATGCAGGCACAACTGGTATGACACGCATCATTGAAAACAAGTATGCGAAGTCATGCGAACTCTGCGGACATGATGTCGCTTACATGAGTGGACTCGCCGTGTTGAGCAATGGTGGTTGGTCTACTTGGCATCACAAGGGTGAGTGCATTGAGCCTGCGAAGCCTTCATCAATTCTTGCGAAGCGTGTTGAGAAGTTCATCGCTGAAGCGTGTGCAGATTTGGATGGTGATGCTTACTTCGCATTGCCATCGCACACGGGCAACAACGATTTGGATTTCTATGGATTCGTGCAGAGCAGGCGGAAGTCGGGAACGATTTATGTTCTGAAGCGAATCATTGGTGGAGCATTCAGCCACGAGGACACCAGCAATTCGCCAGTCATGTCACTCACCGAAGCGAAGCGTGTGATGGATGCGATTGAAGCAATGGACTCAGCCCAATGGGATGAAGCCCAGATGCAATTCGCCCAGAATCTCGGCAGGTGCTTCCATTGCAATCGCATCCTGACCGATGATGAATCACGCAAGCGTGGCATGGGTGCGAAGTGTGCGGAGGGTGGATACTGAGTCAATCGCTCTGCACGAGCCCCGATACCCAGATGAGTGGGTATCGGGGTTTTTTGCATTTATGCCCAGATTTACAGGCGATATGAGCCCTTCTAAGCCTCTGGAATGAATGCAGATGGATGATGAGTAAGCGAAACTTCGCGTAAACACTCGTGACAGGTGCATTCCGATGTCATGCGAATTGAGCCCAATTTCATTGATGATTTCATCTCGCCGCTAAAGCCGATTTCGCCCAGGCTCTTTACATCCAGATACCGAAGAATGCTCGTACATCGCATGGACACATACACGGAACAGCAACGCCACGATGCCCAGATGGTGCTCGTGAGTCTCGCCAGATACGCCACACGCATTGCACAATTCGCCCCAAGCGAACCCATTGAGCATCTCCTCATCATGGAGGGAATACAGGAGCATCTGGAGTCGCTGGAGTACGCACTAGGAATGCGTGAGCGTGTTCTGGAGTCGGTAACGCTCAATGGTGAACCAGTAGCGGTCTGGAGCGTGTAGGAGCATCTGGAGCGTTCTGGTGCTGTGCCAGCGAATAGTTGCTACCAGCAGGCGTGACATGGGGTAAAGCCTCCACCTAGTCCCCGATACCGATTCATGCCCCAGCCATAGACCCAGAAGTAGGCATGGATTGCCCATCCAGAGCCTCGTAGAGCGATGCAGACGGGGTAGTGCTGTATCTGGGCTATTCCAGCCTCCCAGACGCTCCTAGAGCCTCCTATTGCGTGGTTGAGTGTTGCTCCATACCCAGTAAGGATTCGCCCAAACACTAAACCATCTGGCATAACCCTCTACTGTAGGTAGAGACTATGGGGTATACACGGTGGATGAACCCTCTAGTAGTGGTTGAGGCTTGGGCAAACTCTAACCCTAACTCTCTAGTTGAGGGTTAGACCCCCCACCCTTAAGTGAAGGTTGAGGGTTGTGAGGGGTGGAGCCCCCATTAGCCAATAACCACCCACCCACTAGATAGACCCACCCCAAAAAATTGGGGGTACACACCCATTTTCGCCCTAAATAGACCTAAATTTCGCTCTAAATTTGGCTCTAACTCTCTGATGACCATCCATCAACGTCATCTGTGAGTCTTGGTACATGCCCACCAACGGCTTTTGCCCAAGCGTCACCTGCTTTAGTGCGTTGTGACGAGTGTACTGGTGGTGTAATTCCCCTAGTTTCAGCCTCTTCATGCGCTGTATCCCACATTGAGGTGGCAATACCCCTTCTGCGAGCGCTTTCACCTACGTGAAGGTGTGATATTTCACCATCTTCAGAGTTCCATACCAGTCGGCCCACTTGCCCAGAGTCTGCAACAGCAGTGATTTCGTGTTCAGGAGTAAACGAAGGGTGTGACATCAGCCTGTAATTGAACTGTAAGTTACTTAAATTCTCATGTGCAGCCATTATTTAGCCTTAAATGGTGGTTTACCACCGACCATAGTAGACATAGCGTTTACACCAATTTCATGCCCATAGTCCCCACCTTGAGAGAAATGCTGGAATTGTATTCCTAGGTGTTTTACGTGGTTTCCTACAAATTTTGAAGGAATAACATAGGAAGTTGAGCCTTTATCTTCATATCTGTTTGTGTATGGGTAGATTCGTTTCTGATTCAACTCAGGTACGTCATTTGGACCATGTGTAAAGCCATCACCTGGGTCATCCCACGTCTTACGGGAAGTTGGGGCATTATCAGAGATTTCATATTTATGGATTTTATAAGTTGGTTCATCTTGTCCACCAGCGCCAGCATTTTCTATTTCACCGTCTATGCGGTCATATGCAGCAGACATAGTACCTGTATGGAAAGGGTTACCATAAACATGAGGTGGTTCATCACTAAACGTGCCGTGATAGACGATTTTACCCATTATTTCTTCCTTTTGGCTTGTTTGGCTTTATGCTTTTCTAGCAAGTAAGCAGGGTCACGCTTGGTAAAACCTGCTGCTTTGTGTATTTCCTCACGTGCGACAGGCTCACCCTCTACCCATACATAGTCGTTGAACTGACCACCTAGGTTGTTTTGGGCTGGCATTAGGAACCAAATTTCTTACTCATGTAGTTTTGGTAAACATCACGCTCTTCTTCGGTATCTACTTGACCTGTTGTCAAAGCCTTGGCAGGGAATGAGCCAGTTACACGAGCACCACGAGCATGGCGAGTACCCGAAACAACGGTATCCCTGCTTGCTTTCTCTAATAATGGTCTTCCAATTGGCTCTACTACGTGAATGTAGCCAGATGGGTGCTCACTTTTGTTTTCGTAATCTTCCTTAGTCCACGTGTACTGTAGAGCAGTTATTGGGTTTGGAGCCATGTAAACACGGTCTGGGTTGTACCCAGGGTGGGTTTTTCGTTGATGTTCCATGTGTTCTGGGGTGCTTACCTTGCTTGCAGGGATAACCTCGGAGCCTGTGGGAATGCGTGTAGGCGAACCATGCAAGAACTGCTGAGGGTGGAGTGAGTCTTTAGCAGCCATTATTTACCCTTATCCACATCTCTGATAGGTATTTGGTCAATCCCTAGGTCACGGGCAACGATGGCCCTGTGATGCCCATCAATTAGCAAATTACGCTTAAGAGACACATCTAATGGTGTTTTAATACCTTCAGTTTTGATGGAGTCATGTAACGACTGATAGCGCTCGGTATCATCTTGAAAGATATTTTCAGCATCTAAATCCCCTATGGTGTACTCATTCCCAGAAGGGTCATCAAAGTGCATGTCGTTAGAAACCAACCCACGCAACTGCTCCTGGTTAATGTGTTCGTGGGCTGGCATTAACTAATTATAGATGGTAAAAAATTTGCCGTTGAAAGGGCGATTATCCCTCTTTATGCATTCCATAATCTCGCCATACATATTTATCTGGCTCTGTAGGTGCAATGTTTGAAGGGTCTAGGGAGTATCTGTTTATTGTTCTTTGAACATCACGCAAATCCATTTGTTTAGAGGTTAACCCACGTTCTGGCAATTGTTCAGCCATGATGTTAGGGTTTTTAAGAAATTGTTGTAAATGTTTTTCTGTTGTCTTAAGATTGTTGTCATACGTCTTAAATCTGTCTTTAATGTGTTCACCACTGTGGTGAATACCCTCATCTATGACATGAATAGGCATATCAGGGTCAATTGCATGGGCAGCAGCAATTCTGTGATGCCCTTCGGTCAAAAGCACTTGGTCTGGCTTACTAGGGTTTCTCATAGCCCAAACAGCGTTTGACTTATCTAGACCATGTTTTTGAATATGTCGGTATAAGGAATCTGGCTCTCCCCATTTTGCTCTTTGGTATTTAATGTCTAGTAGGTGAGGAGAATGCTTATATTGCACAAAATCACGGTTATCAAAGTCCTGACTAGTTTGCTTTTCCCAGTCAGTACGTGCCATCTTGCCTTCTGTGATATTGCGAGGTTGTTCAGCCGTAACCATTTCTAAAGCGTCAGATGCAGAAATAACCTCAGTTGCCATCCACTTTTTGATGGGTACTCCAGAACTCTTTTGAGATGGGGTTGCTTTATGAAACTGATTAGGGTTAAGAGCCATTTACCAAGTATAGATTATTCGTCAGGTAGCACTCTGCGTACTACACGAAGACCTTTTGCACGAATACCAGCAGGGTGTCTTGGGTCTGTCATTGCTTCCCCTACAGGTTCTACCTGAAACACATGAGGTTTATAGTTTTCGTATTCAGCAGCATTTGGGTGGTCACCATCAGCATTCCATTCGGCGTACCCACGGGCGGAGTCTAACTTTGATGTGGCATGAGCCCAATGTTTTGCTTCAGGGTATTCTCTTGGGTCATGGTGTGGTTCTGCACCAACTTCTATTCCTGGCTTAATGATGTCACCTGCTTTGATGTGACCATAACGAAAAGTAGTCCCATGAAAGAATTGCTTACCACTTAAACTTTCATGTGCTGCCATTATCTAGTCTTTCGTTCTTTAGATTAAACATGTCGTTCCTAAATTGGGTTAATCCCCGTCTACCTAATCCAGATTTAGGAGGCGGTGTGTACATATTATGAATAACTTCATTAAAGTGATGCTGATGGTAGGTATGGAATCTTCCTGCGTAGTCCCCACCATGACGGTGACCTCTGATGTAAGGAAGGGTGCGGTCATAGTCGCTAGGAACACGCAACATTGCCCCCTCACCCTTTTCAACCCGTTGACCACACGCTTTGCAGTTGGCTGAGTATTTAGTGTTTGTCAAAACTTCAGGCATCTTCTTTTTATTGTATTTATACGGGTTTACACCTGGAAACTGTGGAGCACCATTCCTTGCGTACATTACAGGAATTTTTTGGTCTGGGTTTAATTCATACGAAGCATGAAGGCGATGATGCCCATCTACAATGGTTGGCTCTTTTTTTGGTTTACGCTCATGTTGGTAATCCTCAGAAAGAACTACAGGCCATTGCTTGTCATAGCCTTTTTCCTTAATACTTTTTACCATGTATTGTGCGCTGTTGTTACTATCTATGTGCCAAGCGGTTCCGCCCTCTTCCATACCTTTAGCGTCTTGTTCTGCTTTGGTAGGAGCACTAAGGTCGCCAGAACGGTGAGTTTCAACAATTTCTCTAGGGGTAAGCGACTTTGACCTTGTGATGAACCTATTACCCCCTGCATAGTACGGGGGGTGCGTTAAGTCAAACTGTGGTCCAACAGGTCTTGGCATTTATAAAGTATAGACGGTTGTATCGTTGTTACCTTTTCCAAGGCTTTCTATTGAACCTTCCCAGGATAACTACCTTGTTTTCTTCTAATTCATCAAGTATTTCAAAATGCAGTTTTCGCAGATACGAAGAAGGAACCGAAGGGTATAGGTGGTGTTCTGTGTGAAAGTCCACTAGTTTGATAAACGAAACCCTATTTATCAATGGAGTTATCAAACTACGAGTGTTTTTATATCTGTCCGAGCTTCCAGACACATGTGGTAACCACATAAAAAGCACCATCAAAACATACCGTTGCAAAAGAAACGGAAAGTAAATCAACCATAAACCGTAAGACCCGTAGCCTGTAACCACAGTAGCCAAAACAACAAGAAGGGTTATTCCTAACTGTCTGTCAATAGTCTTATTCTTACGGAACTCCAGCCTTTGTCTAACAAACTTGGGAAGTCTCTTAATCATGTACTTGTTAAAAATTGGAATAATTGAACCAACTTGAATTAGATACGACAAAAAGTAATACCTATTCATCAACCTAAACGATGGGAACGGTATAAAATCTGGGTCTGAGCCAAATGTTCCAGTGTTTTTGTGGTGTTCAATATGCAGGTTTGCAAATGGTTTATATGGTATTTGGGTTAGTACTCCAGATGTTTTCCCAATAGTTTTATCTACCCATAGGTACTTACTCAAACCACCAGAAAAGTGTCGGTGTGCTGCTGCATGCATTGAGTTAAACAAAATAAAATAAGATAAACAGATAGTTATTGAACCAATTGCTAGCGGTATTGAACCACCAATGGTTAGCGCTACTGCAAGGAAGTAAAACAATAATCCAGCAAACCACTCAACTAACAGTGGTTTGCAAAACTTGTTGGTGTACTTTTTGGTGGTGTTTGTGTGTGGGTAGTCCATGTGGTGATTATACCTAACTATAAGGAAGTGTCTGGGGAAATAACTGTATCAAAAGGGTCAGACACATCTAAACCCTCTGGATACCAAATTTTAGTGTTTGTAATGTATTTGGGGCGTTCATCAGACAGTTTGACAAAAGACTCATCAAACACGAGCATACGGTTTCCAGGCCAAGCACCTACACGCCCACAATCTAAACGCACAAAGTTAAAGTGTTTGTGCTGGTCAGGGGTTGATGAGTACATATCACCGTAAGGGGCGGCAGTAAACATATACCTGCCTGTTTCCCACACCCCTTCTTTCATGTATACCTTTACGGCTAACTCAGACAGGGCGCTGTACTCATGGGTAGTGAAATCTTGCCCATAGCAACTCCATACCTGCAAATGGTCTAAAGGATGGTGGTGTACAGCAGGTGTATGGAAAGTTAAAGCGTGAAGTGGTACATGTTGTACTAATGCACCATTCTCTAAAAGTAGAGATACACCCCATGCCCTATTAGGAATTGCAGATAGCCCATAGACTAAACAAGCAGTGTATTCACCAAACCCTTTTTCAAAGTTGTACAAAAACTCATTTTGGACATTACAGTAAAACGGTTTAGGAATGTCGGTAATGTGCGTTGCCATACGGCGATAGTATAGTGTCTCCATGCCAACATATGCTTATAAATGCCCAAACGACCATCGTCACGAGGAAACTCGCAGTATCTACGATGAGCAGAAAACAATCCTGTGTCCAGACTGTAATGAGAAGTTGCGCCCTGTTTATTTCTCTCCAGCAGTAAATCTTGTAGGTAGAGGCTTTTATTCCAACGGAGGATAATGGTTTATAATTAAGCCATGCCTTTAGGACCGCAGTTTAGCAACACATATTGGGAGGACCCTGAATCAAACAAGGTCATGTCTTCCACAGAGTTGCCTACTACAAAAGGTGACCTGCCTACAATGGAACAACGAAAACCACAGATTGCTGAAGGTTTTGGTACTTCTGATAACCCACAGGGTATGTTGTTTAGCCCATACTCATACACAGGGTTAAAAAACGACCCAACTGTTCCTGCTGAACAACGGGTGGGCGCTATTAACAAAGCATTACATTTAGGTGATTTAGAGCATTTTAAAAAAAGAAAAGCATTAAGGGAAGCAAAGAATGCTGAAAGAGTGGAATACAACCGTAACCGAAAACCTGGTCAAGACCGCCGTAATATTTTGCCTGAATACGGTGACCCTGTTATTTCTTTTAAAAAACATGAAGCACTTGGAAAAGCCGCAAATGCTTTAGATATACCAACCCGTGAATATGAAACAGGTATAAATGCTCCTACCTATCCTACGGATTGGGGAAAAGGTTGGGCAAGTTTTGGTGAAATATATGTTGGTGTGGGTAGAGACTCATCAACTGTTACAACAGAAAAAACAACGTATGAACCATCTGACAAGCCTATTGTAAACAAAGGCTTTTGGAACCAATACGAGAAGAAGATACAACACCCTTACAACATCCACACGATACTTGAAGAAGACGGTGTTCATTGGCAAAATGATAAAGGCCATGTTATAACAGGTGACGTTCCTGAACATGTTGGTAAGGTTATTGGGGAAGACCCATCTCAAAATATGACAATGGATTGGTTAAAAGAAAATAACTATCACCCAAACGTGTACCCAACTAAAGGAGAGGGCGGTAAAAAACACGCAGTTGGTGAAGAACTTTCTCTTGAAAGTGGTCCACACCCACTTGTTGGTGGTGAATACACTTACCAAACATGGCACACACGGTTTGAACCAGACACAACAAAAGAACCTAAAGTTACACAGACTAGAAAAAATGTACAAGGTGAGTATGTAGCAAACAAACGAACACTTGCTCACGAGTTAGGTCATACGCTAGAACCACATGATAAGGCTCAACGTGATTTAACTAAGCGTAGCGGTAGGCAGATATATGACCTTGACCCAGTTAGTGAAGGGTATGCAGACGCACTAGCCGACAGAGCGCATCATTATTCTGGTCAATTTGAAAAACACTTAACTAACACCCAGTTACGTGCAAAAGATATTAGTGAAACTGGCTACACCTCTAGTTACCACGCATGGAACGCTGAAGAACGAGCCCTTTATTCTGCTACTCGTTTTCACCTAGCAGCGCACCCTGAGCGTAGAGATGAAATGCCTACCCGTAAAGGTTTGGGAGAAACTCTTCTTAGTACTAGGTATTCACGTAGTGGTGAAATCCCAACAACAAAGTTAATGCTTGGGCATATGTACGAAAATATGCCACACGTTCGCCCAGTACTACACGAACTTGGTTTTGGTAAAACTGCCCAAACAGCACATGAAGAATTTATGTCAAGGGTTCCTAATAAATCCGCTATGCGTGGAAAACAGTATTATGACGGTAAACAACGGGAAGTTTACGAACAGCCAGAACTACCTGGTCTATAATTAGTCATGCCTAGATTTGGTTCACAGTTCAATAACACCTACTTCAACCCTGAAGATGGTGGAGAGACACAAGAGTTTCGCCATCCTTATCAAGAAGGACACCTTCAAGGCGTGTTGTTTCATCCTGCAACAGGAACTATGACTTCAGAAGACCCAACGTATCCTGGGAAAAAACGCCTTAATGACTTTTCTAAAATACTAAAAACTGAAGATTCATTATTAATATATCATGCTGGAAATACAGATTTGCCAATAGCAGAAATGGACCCAAGCGTTGTTGGGCTACACCCACGTGACGGTATCTTTAATGGTGTAAGAATAAACAATAAATTAAAAACGTACAGTGGAACCTGGTCAAGTACGAACCGCCAAATCCATATGTCAGGTAACAATAACAGCATGGATACTACCCTTGCCCATGAGTGGGGTCACAGGGAAGATTCGCCAGATGGTAAAGGTGAGGACCATTCACACACTCGTTTAGAAAGTGCAATGTATAACAAAGGCCGTATGCATATATCTCCGTACATGGAAGGAACTGCCGATGGTTACATGGAAAGATATTCTGAACCGTACTCTAACATGAAATGGGAAGGTGACCCCAAGGGTATACGTAAGGGTGTGGGTTATAACAGAAGACACGAAGCAGTATTAGACCCAGCACAAAGAGAAGATAGACACTTAGATTTATGGAGAAAAACTGGGGAACTATCTGGGTATGGGGTTGATAACAAGAGGTGGAAAGATAAAAGGGAAATGGCTTTATATGCGGCTGCACGATTGCACGTAGCCTCTGGCGGTAAGTCTGCAATTGATTCATTACCTAATATGACTGAACTTGCAGAAACTCATTTAAGAGATTATGGTCATACTTTGTATAAAAAAGACAAAGACAGAGTAATGAAATCAGAAAAAGGATTTGCTAGATTGCCTCATGATATTCCTGAATATCAAAATGCGGCTAAACATCTTTATTTAGGGAAATTAGTTCACGAAAACCCATCACTGCACGGTCAATTAGACAAAATGGGGCTAGGAGAAATCTCTACCTACTCGCAAGCCTTTTATAAACACCATGTTGCAAATACTGCGCTTGTAAATAGGGAAGATACTGAAAGAGCAATGGACCTGTATGACCAGAGGCAGGCTGATTCAGAACGACCTTACAATAACCCTATGACAAATAAAATTGAACATGGGCGTAACCCCTATGTGCGTTTGGGTCACCCAGGGGAACCATACGCAGATATGGGAATGAAATACATGGGTAAACGGCACCAGTATGTTGACGGAAAATACTTAAGTGTTCAGCACACCCTTCCAGGAATGGAACAGTTTGACGAACTTCAAGTTAATCATGACGCAAACCCAATGCCTAAACCTTTGACCAAAAAACAACTTACACGTACTGATGACCTTCATCTTCAAAGAAACATAAAGATACCACGACTTAAATGATATGGTAGGGGACATGACAGACTTTCAAGATGGTTTAGGAGAATACGGTAAACAACGCTTCCGTGAATTGGTTACAACCCGTGAAGAGCGTGTGGAACAAAGACTTTCCGAGTTGTTCCGTAAAACCGATGATTCCAAAAAATAATAATCTAAGTTCTCAATTTCCCGATGAAGAGGAAGAGTTGTACGAGGATTACCACATTCATAAAGAAAACCGTAAATCTTCAAATGACCGCAAGGAAAAAAAGAAGATAAAGAAGTTTTCAAAATACGATTACTGACGATAGGATTTAGACATGGTAATCACCTACACAATTCATACGCCTCAAATGCTTGACGCAAAGGAACAGGCTGTTATACTCGCACATAACCAAGGATTCAGTTCGGTCATGGTTACAGCGATTGACCAGCCAGAATACGGTGAATACCAAGTAACACTATCCGTAATGAAATAAAGGAACAAAGATGGCAACTAAAGAAGAACTTGACTTTGACACATGGTTGGCAATGGGGATTGACAACAAATGGTGTTTGTACCCAACCTGTTACATGCATGATGGGATTCCAACTACCGATGAAGAAGAAGACGAAATGGAAGATGGTGGTGACCCTTGTATGCACGTAATTCGTGTATTCAGCACCCCAGAAGAGTTTGATGAAGCCCTCAAGCGCATGGAGGCGATTCTTCCGTACCGTATGCCTAGGGAGTAGTACAATCTATGCATGGGTACAGAGGAAAATCTTAATTGGGACCAACACGCTCTTAATGAGGAACGTGTCCGTGGTTTGACCACTGATAAACCCTTTCGTGAAATGTTGACCCGTGTAGGTCAAGGAAGCACCCCTGTGATGGGTCACAAGACTCAAAGCGGTCATATCCAACTTCGCATCAAAGGTGATGGGGTTGTCCACATGGCTAGTACCCCTTCAGACCATCGTGCAGTAAAAAACATGGAAAGTCTTGTTCGCAGAAAGATGTCTGAGATTGGTCACGACTTTCCTAAGAAGAGTGGTGGCAAGGGTAAAGGTAAAAAGTAATTGGGGTACAATAGGTAAATGGTCGCCCGTACAGTAAATTATGTTGCCACTCAAGGCATTCCTCTTAAGCGCATACTTGTAATTAAAAGTAAAAGCAAACACCGTTTGATGGTTCCAACTGCTGTTAAAGCACAAATTCAATCAACAGCGACATCTAAACGAAAACTTAATGCTGAAATCACAGGGTCTGGGGAAATCCTATTGTCCCTTACTGGGGCTGAGACTTCTGAACTACCAATTGGTGACTTGGAGTATGATGTTTTAGCCAAGTTTAATGACACGTACTACAGAGTTAGTGCTGGAGTTATCACAGTAGAAGCCAATAATACAGTAACAGATGGAAATGAGGCGCAATCAATGGAACTGCGTATGACCCAAAATCAGGATTTCCGTAAAACATTTACGTGGAAAGACAGTACTGGAGCACTTCAGGTTGTCTCTAACGCATACCTTCAGGCAGTAGACGCTAACGATGTAAAGACTCTTGACTTGCGTTGGTACTCAACTGCCCCCAACGAAGAAACAATTATTGCCCTCACTGCTAATAGGCGTGGTTACTTGGCCCCAAAGACTGGGACTACCTTAGAAATGCATATTTCGGATAAAAACCCTATTCCTGCAGGTAGCCATACCTTTGACCTGTTTGTTCAAGACAGCGCTGGAGATTGGGACAGAATTGCTTCAGGAACCATTGTTGTAGACGCTTCGGTGGCAACTAACCCGTATGCCTGATTACACCCTTGTACTTAGTCCAGATGACAGCATTGTCTATGTAGACGAATCTGCTCTTGGTAACTTAAGTGTAAACTCTTCAACCGTTGACATAGTTGTCAGCGACCCTGGTGTTGCTGGCCCACCAAACACCTTAACCATCGGAACGGTCACTACTGGGGAAACTGCTAGTGCCAGCATTACTGGTATTTCTCCTAACCAAATTCTCAACCTTGTTTTCCAAAAGGCATCACGCCATGTACATACTCAAGGAACAGCGTCAGCAACATGGACAATAAACCACTCTTTAGGTGGTTACCCGTCTGTTTCTGTTGTTGACAGTGCAAAAACGGTTGTATTCGGAGAAGTCACATATACCAGCACCACACAAGTTGTAGTAAACTTTTCATCAGCGTTCTCAGGCTATGCCTACCTCACGTAAGGATTTTTAATGGCTCAAAAATTTCTAACTAATATTGACCTTAATCAGAATCAACTGCTTAACGCTACCTTTGAAGTAGTTGGCACAGACCCAAGTACGGGCAACTTTGATGGTCGGATGATTTTCAATAGTACTGAAGGTACTATTAAGGTTTACGACATTACTGCCGCCGCATGGCGAAAGATGATTACTGGCGTAAGTTCTGCTGGCCTATACAGCAACGCTTTGACCATTAGCGAATCAAATGGTGCTATCACCATTACAGCAAACCTTGCTACATCGGCAAGTGCTGGTTTGATGACCGCTTCAGACTTCTCAAAACTGGCTGATGCAACTTCTGAAGCAACTGCAAACAAATTGGTTATCCGTGATTCTAACGGTCAGGCTAAGTTTGGAACCCCAACTCACGATGACCATGCAGCAACTAAGGCATATGTAGATGCTGCCCGTTCTGGACTTGATGTTAAGGCTTCAGTACGTGCCGCAACAACTGCACCAATTAACCTTGCGTCAGACCTTGAAAACGGTGACACTCTTGACACTGACGTAACGCTTGCAACAGGTGACCGTGTTCTTGTTAAGAACCAGAGCACTGCATCAGAAAACGGTATCTATATTGTTCAGGCTTCGGGTGCAGCAGTTCGTGCAACTGACTTTGATTCTAACGCAGAAGTAACCCCTGGTGCGTTTACCTTCGTTGAAGAAGGTGCTGTTAACGCAGATAGCGGTTGGGTACTCACCACTAACGGAACTATCAACGTAGGTGTAACGGGTCTTACATGGGCTTTGTTCTCAGTTGCTGGAACCATCCTTGCTGGTGACGGTCTTACCAAAACTGGAAACGTACTTAACGTAGTTGGTACTTCTGACCGAATTACGGTTAATGCTGACTCTGTAGATATCGCATCAACCTATGTTGGTCAGTCCAGCATCACTACTTTGGGAACCATCACCACGGGTGTATGGAACGGTACAGACGTTGCTGTTACAGACGGTGGTACTGGCGCAAGTGATGCGGCAACTGCTCGTACAAACCTTGGTATTAAAACTAGTGCTGGTGCAGTCACAACATCAACCTCAACACTTGCTCGTATTGCCAAGCAAGGTTGTGCCGCAAGCAGCACAGGCGTATCAACCACCACAGTTACTCACAACTTTAATACAACAGATGTAAACGTGCAGATTTACGAAGTATCAACTGGTGCTACGGTAATTGGAGATGTGACCCGTGCTAACGCAGATACTGTGTCAGTTGTTCTTTACGGAACTATCTCCGCTAACGATTACACCATCGTTGTAGTAGGTTAGTACCTAAATAGACTCTGAGGAGTCATAACATAGAAAGCGATTGAGGTCGTGGCACAGAAATTTACAGTACCTATCACTGTTAAGCAGTTATCATCTGCTGGTTCTGATGCTATAACCGTTTATGTTGACCAAGACACATATTCTCGCTTAAAAATTGAAGCAGGTGGTCGTCTTGTTTGGGGTGACGGTTCTGCCGTTGGTGATGTAAACCTATACCGTGACTCTGCCAATGTTCTTAAGACAGATGACACTTTTAAAACACCAACTCTGTTTGTAGACAGCATTGAAATAGACCCTACGGGTGCAACTACAAATCAAGTTCTTAAATTTGATGGCACTAAGTTTGCCCCAGGGGTTGCCAGCACCGTTGGTTCTATTGATGACCTATCAGATGTCAGTGCGTTTGCACCAACTGATGGGTATTTTTTAAAATATGTTTCAGCATCATCTTCATGGGTTCCATCAGCAATTCCGACAATTAATTCACTTGATGATGTTGGTAATGTGTCAGTACCTTCCCCAACTACTGGGCAGATACTGGTCTATAATGGGACCAACTGGGTTAATCAAGACAACAGCGCTAGTTTACTAGATATTGATGGCGGAACAAGTTTTGAAGATATTTTTGAAGCAGAACTTACTAACATGATTGAGGCAGTTTATGACGGAGGAGTATTCTAGTGAGCGTTAAAATTCAATTAAAGCGTTCTACTGCTGCTGCATGGACTGCTGCCAACCCAACACTCTCTTCAGGAGAAATTGGGTACGAAACAGATACTGCCAAGTTTAAGATTGGTAATGGTTCTACGGCATGGACAAGTCTTGGCTATTCAAACGCTAACCTTGGTAGTGCCTCTCTTGATGCCCTTTCGGATGTCACAATTACCAGCGCAGCCAATGGTGATTTCCTTCGTTGGAATGGAACTTCATGGATTAACGATGCCGTAAATCTTTCAACCGACACGGTTGGTTCATACGTTGAGTCACTTGTTGCTGGAACTGGTCTGACCATTACAAACAATTCAGGTGAAGGTTCCACCCCAACAGTAGCGATTGGTCAGGATGTATCAGCATCTACCTCTCCAACATTTGCTGGTTTGAACCTAAACGGAAGCATTGTTTTTGAAGGTGCAACCGCTAACGAGTTTGAAACTACTCTTTCTGTAACCGACCCAACTGCAGACAGAACTATTACTCTGCCTGATGCAACGACAACCCTTGTCGGCACGGATACGACTCAAACGCTTTCTAATAAAACTCTTACCACTCCAACCATTAATGGACCAGAAATTACGGCTACTGGTGGAACTCCAAGAATTCATGGTATTTATCTTCCAGAACCACACTTCATTACATTTGAAGGCGCAACAACAAACGAGTTTGAAACAGTACTTACTGTTGTAGACCCAACTGCCGATAGAACCGTAAGTCTTCCTGATGCGAGCGGAACTCTTGCCATAAGTGGAACAATTGCTCTTGGGACTGACACAACTGGAAACTACATGTCAGACCTTACGCAGGGTACTGGTGTAACAATCACACACACCCCAAGCGAAGGTTCAAATGCAACCATCGCAATCGGTCAAGCGGTAGGTACATCTGCCTCTGTAACTTTTGCTCAAGTATCACTTACTAACAGCCCAGTTTCATCAAACCATGCTGTAACAAAACAGTATGTTGATGCTATTGCCGCAGGTATCAACTGGCATTTGTCTGTAAAACTTGCAACAGCAACAATTTTGCCTAATCTACCAGATTACGACAACGGAACAGATGGTGTTGGGGCAACACTCACCGCTACTCAAAATGGTCGTTTGTCTATTGATGGTGTGAATGCAACAACAAATGACAGAGTTCTGATTAAGAATCAGGCTGACGCAAAACAAAACGGTATCTACCTTGTTTCAGACCAGGGTTCTGCTAGTGCTGTGTACATTCTTACAAGAGCAATAGACTTTGATGGTTTTGAAGACAATGTTGTTCGTGGAGATGCTTGTTACATTGGTTCAGGTTCTGTGAACGGTAACCAAGGATTTCTTGTTAGTTCAACTGGTACAGGTAATGGAACAGAACAACACCATGAAATTGGTACTGATGATATCGTTTTTACTCAATTTACAGGTACAGCAAACATTATTGCTGGTACGGGCATTACAAAAACTGGAAACACTCTGTCCATTGGACAAGACGTAGCAACCAGTGCTTCTGTTACTTTTGCTAGGGTTTACGGAGAGTTTACAGGTAATGCTGATACAGCCACAACACTTGCTACCCCAAGAAACATTCAGTTAACTGGGGCAGTAACTGGAACAGTGCCTTTTAATGGAAGTTCCAACGTAGAAATTCTTTCAACTATGAATTCAACATTGGGTTCATTAACAGACGTATCTGCGTCTGCTCCTGGTGAAAATGCCTTCCTTAAATGGGTAAACACTGGTTGGGAACCTGAAGTTATTAATCTAGGAACCGACACCACTGGTAACTACATGGTAGACCTAACCCAAGGAACTGGTGTAACCATTACACATACTCCTGGTGAGGGTTCTAACGCCACAATTGCAATTGGGCAAGATGTAGGTACTAGCGCAAGCGTAACATTTGGTCAGGTAACAGCACCACTTATTGGGAACGCCTCAACTGCAACGACATTACAGACTTCTCGTAATATTGCTGGACAAGCATTTAACGGTTCTGCTGATATATCTATTGCCCCAACTGACCTTACTGGTGTAACCGCTACTGCCACAGAACTTAACTATGTGGATGGCGTAACTTCGGCTATTCAAACCCAGTTAGATAATAAAGCAAGTGCTACTGCATCCCCAGTAATCACACTTGGTGGTGACCTTAGTGGTTCAGCAACATTTACCAATCTTGGGAATGCAACTCTCACAGCAACAATTGAACCAAACTCTGTAGCGCTTGGCACAGACACGACTGGCAACTACGTAAATGACGTAACTGCTGGTACTGGTGTCACGGTAACACACACTCCTGGTGAAGGCTCAAGTCCAACCATCGCCATTGGGCAGGCTGTTGGGACAAGCGCATCGGTAACTTTTGCTGCTGTTACTGCTCCAGTAATTGGTAACGCATCTACTGCAACAGTCTTACAGACAGCAAGAAATATCGCTGGTCAATCATTTGATGGTTCTACAAATATTTCTATCGCTCCAACGGATTTAACTGGTGTTACTTCAACAGCCGCAGAACTAAATATTCTTGATGGGGCTACGCTTTCAACAACTGAACTTAACTACGTTGATGGGGTTACGTCTGCTATCCAAACACAGATTGATTCTAAGGCCCCAAGCGCCTCGCCTACTTTTACTGGAGTTGTAACACTCCCAGACAACACAGTGGCTCTTGGAACAAAGACTACTGGTGACTATGTTGCATCGCTTGTTGCTGGAACGGGTCTTACCATTACCAACAACTCTGGTGAGGGTACAACTCCAACAATTGCAATTGGTCAATCAGTTGCTACATCTGCTTCACCAACATTTGGCTCGTTGTCAACAACTGGTGCTATGTATGTAGGTACTGACTTGCATGTTGGTGGTGTCTACTACACAACAACAGAGACAAACCTTGCAATTGAAGACTCATTTATCTACTTGAATGATGGAAACACCATTTCAAACCCAGACCTCGGTATTGCTGGAAACTACAACGATGGGACTTACAGGCATGCTGGAGTATTCCGTGATGCTACTGACGGTAAGTGGAAGTTCTTTGATTCTTATCAACCAGAACCAACTGACCCAATCAATACTGCTCATGCAAGTTACTCAGCCGCACCTCTTGTTGTAAAGACCCTTGAAAGCACAATTGCAACTGGCACTGCTCCAATGTCTGTTTCATCGTCTACGGTTGTTACAAACCTTAACGCTGACCTTCTTGATGGGCAAGAGGGTTCGTATTACCTGAATACGTCATCAACACTGGATAACATTTCGGATGTCAGTGCTTCAGCACCCGTAGATAATAGTCCTCTTGTTTGGTCTTCATCTGCATCCGCATGGGTTGCAAACAGTCAAGGATTGACTTTAGGTGTACCTGGCACTACCGACTACCTAACAATAAGCGCTACATCTGGTATTTCCATGTCCTCCGCAGTGGAGGGTACATTGGATATAACAGTGGACCAAATTCTTGGGGCAAACGCCTTGGATGGTCCTTATTATTCATTAAATGCTAATAGTATTAATTTCAGCAATGGTACAGATGTATTTCAAATAGACCCATATTGGGGTACTAGTGGTCAGGTTCTGGCATTTACTCCTGCTGGTGGTGCTGGTGGAACATGGGGTCCAACAACTCCTACCCTTGACTTTTTATCCGATGTTTCTGCATCAGCACCATCAAATGGAGAATTCCTCAAGTATGTATCTGCATCTTCCGCATGGGTTCCAGCATCAGTTCCAATCATCAATGCTCTTGATGACATTGGCAATGTTTCTGCTTCAGCCCCTACTTCAGGTGATTTCCTTAAATGGAACGGCTCTGCTTGGGTTAACGCAAGTGGTGTTGTAACTACTAGTGATAGTGGGACTGTCACAAGCACAATGATTGCCGATGCAACCATTGTCAATGATGACATCAGCGCATCTGCTGGAATTGCACTCAGCAAATTGGCAACAAGTACTGCTGGAAACATCATTGTTTACAACTCATCTGGAGTCCCTACTTCCGTTACTGAAACTGGAGATGTAACTATCTCGGATACTGGCGTAACCGCAATTGCTTCTGGTGTGATTGTGAACACTGACATTAGTGCATCTGCTGCAATTGAACTTGGTAAGTTGGCTGACGTTTCAACAAACGCCCAAACTGCTTCTTACACACTCGTGTTGGCTGACAAAAACAAGGTTGTGGAGATGGGTGTCGGCTCTGCTAACACCCTTACGGTTCCCTTGAACTCATCAGTGGCATTCCCAGTTGGTTCGCAGATTAACATTCTTCAGACTGGTTCTGGACAAACCACAATCGTGGCTACGGGTGGAGTGACCATCAACGCCACACCAGGACTCAAGATGCGAGCACAGTGGTCATATGCTACGCTCATCAAGAGAGCAGAAAACACTTGGGTGCTCGTTGGAGACATTTCGGCATAATTTATGGCAACAAAGGATTCAGGCGGCAAAATTCCAGGAGTACCAACGATTGGTACACCAACACTGGTATCAGGTACTGCGGCTAACGTAGTTTTTACTGCCCCGACTTATGTTGGTAAGGGGACTATTTCCTACAGAGCCACATCTAGTTCTGGTCAAAGTGCAACAGGAAGTTCTAGCCCTATTCAAGTTACTGGACTAACAGCAGGAAGTACTGTTACTTTTACTGTTACAGCCATTTCTTCAAATGGTGTTGAATCTGTCGCATCTTCGTCAAGTCCATCGTTGGTAATGGGTGTTGCCCCGTCAGCCCCAACTAGCCCCAGCGCTTCTGGTGGTAACGCTGAAGCAACAGTAACTTTTACACAAGGGGCTACTGGTACTGCTGCTGCTGGTGATGTTACTTACAGAGTAGTATCAAACCCTGGTGGGTTACAAGCAACTGGTGTAAACGTCACTTCACGCACGGTTACAGGATTAACAAACGGAACTGCTTACACATTCACTGTAAGAGCAGAGAGTGTTTACGGAAACAGTGCGTACTCAGCAGCATCTAACTCCGTTACCCCTGTTGCCCCTCCTTATTTTCCTCCAAACTTTTGCCCTCCGTGTGCTCCGCCACCGTATCCTGGTAACTGCTCATACGTTGGTATTAGTTGTGACGGTCAAGTTTCCTACCAGTACTATGATTGCGGTGGATGTCAAACATGCGCTGGAACTGGTGGGTATAATGGAGCGTATAGAGATGGGCAATGTGGTTATGTAGCGCCACCATCTTTTGGTCCTTCATTTCCACCACCATTTGGTCCATCGTTTGGCCCATCGTTTGCACCTGCATTTAAATAACAAAAAAAGTAAAAATAAAAGGATAACAAGATGGATAACAAGATGGATATTACTTTTGACTATGTTTCAGATTTCAAATTAGGAATTGTTATATATCATAATGTTTTACCAAAATCTTTAAGGCTTATTGAAAGGCTTGAAGAAACTATTGGTGAAAGCACAACACCTACATACATGTGGAAAGAAGCACTTGTTGGTGACTACGAGTCTATGCCTGAGTACCGAAATTGTTTTGATTGCAAAATAGATGAAATTAGGGCAAAAAGTGCTCCACCTCAATATTCTGAAATATATAATATTTGGAAAGACACAACCGACCCATTAGTAGCATGTCTTAGACATTACGAATCTCTTGTAAATGTTAAAACTGAGTATATGGAAGCAATCAATTACGTTAAGTACGGGGTTGGTCAACACTTTGCAGTCCATTCAGACCACGGTTTTTCCTACACATGCACAGTATCTTCCGTCATGTACCTCAATAATGACTACGAGGGTGGTGAGTTATGGTTCCCACGGTTTGACTTAAAAATTAAACCAGATGCAGGAGACATTATTTTCTTTCCATCTGCGTACTTATTCCAACACGCCTCACTGCCCGTTATTAGTGGGACAAAGTATTCTGCAGTTACTATGTTTGACTACAACGATAGACACCACAAATGCACAGGAATAAGTCAAGGTAACTATAGTGACAAACATTAAGTTTTTAAAAGTATCTAACAACCCACCCGAAATCAGACAATCCAGACTAAAGAGGGATTGGATGGATGCTACACATAACAAGCATGCATATCAATGTTTACCTGTCACAACAGCCAATGTTTTAGGGTGGGAGTTTGTGCTACAAGAAGATGTTGTCGTACAACTTGATGAGCCAAACTCAGTGGCAAGGATTATATCTGGAGAAACAACAGCAGACGGTAGGGAACAGGCACGAGCAGGAATCATAGACATGGTTACTTTTCACCTAGATTGGGCTATTGAGACTGATGAAAACTACAGTACGTGGATTACTGGTTCGCCAAACTATTTTCATCCAGATGCTGACCCACTATCAGCGTCAATTCCTAGTTTCTGGTGGCCTGACACAGTTGACATTAGTTGGAGAATTCGCACAATTGGAAAACCAGTGACCTTCCATGCTGGAGAACCTTTTTGTTTCTTGACTATTTACGACAATACCATTTTAGAAAATGTGACAGTCTCAACAGGAAACTGGGGGGATGATAAAGAAAAGGTTCGCCAACGGTTACGGTACATGGAATCAAAACAGAAAAATAGCGTTGAAAACCCTTGGACTTGGGTTAAGGGTATAAAAACAGGAGTTGACGCAGACGGTAATTGCATCGGACCACCCACTAGAGGCTTACCCAGATTAGCCACCCCAGTAGTGTAAACTACACTAGGTAACTATATACAAAGGATAACATTATGGCCCTTTCACCAGAGCAAATGCTTAAAGCAAAAACTGAAGCAACTTCACACTTGGAGTACTCCATCAGCGTATTGGCTGCTGCATTGGGTGTTGATATATCTACCATTGATTACCCCTACGAACATGACTTTCCTGAAACTGACCTCATGTTTAAATCGCATGAATTGCTAAAAAAGCACGTTTCAAATTTGGAAAAACTTAAGGCATAGTTAGTTATGAAGCCTTTTGAAACCCCGTTTCCACCAAATGTGGATGAAACAACGGATGACGACACTACAAAGGTTCCAGAAACCAACCTTGATGAGTTGATTGTTCGTTATGACCCAAACTCAAAGCAATGGTTTACTCAAGATGAAAATGTGCTTTTAATTTGTTCAGCACAAATGGCTACGTACAAAGACAAGACAGAGGATAACTAGTATGCCAGTTTCATGTGAACCAGGTTCGTCAGCAGTACTTTACGATTGGGCTGAGGATTTAAACAGGCATGAGTATTGGTTTACTGTTCTTATGATGATTACAGGACTAGACCCATCTAAATTAGAAGAAATGACAATAGATGAGTATATTGATGCATTACGCAAAACATACAACTACATACTAGTTCCTGATAACAAATCTGAGGAAGAGAATTATAGTAACGATATGTTTTCTATTTATCCGTTTGTAAGTAAAAACTATCAATATTTTATCCATAGAATAAGAGTCAGTTGGCAAGGGTTGACCCTTTGTAAGTATTTGGAGCAAGCATGAACAAAGACGTTGCGTATACTGCCTTAATTTCTTCTAAACTGTCTTCCTTTAATTCACAGGTTTCATCAGAAGAAACACGTACAGAGTGGAATGATTTCATTAGTAAAGTAAAACAAACTACGGTTGAAGCAAACCTTGATGCTCGTTTTATTGCTCGTGGAGTGCATCTTGAAACAAATTGGTACGACATTCCATTTACAGAAGATTTACATGCCATTGCTGGGGCAAACTGTCTAGTTGATTTATTACTTATTTCAACAAAAAAACCACAAAATGTCCTTATTGTTGATGGGTTAATTAACCGACTTCCTTTGTACGGGTTGTTAAAAGACTCAAATATAAATTTTGTAAACAATCAGTATTTCTTTTGGTGGGAAAAACACCTAAAGAACACATCAGAAAACCACTCATTTGGATACACTGCCTACTCTATTGAAGAGTTGGTTGGAATGCAAGAACCAATATTTGACATGATTTTTATTTCTGGATATTCACTGTTTAACAACTCTGAAGTATTGGATTCTTTTTCTAACCTACTACTACCAGGAGGCATGATAAGTGCTTCTTCTACGAATGGGTTTTCAACTCTTTACTCACCTTTGTATAAAGAACACGACATGTACCCGTTACATGAGACACTTAATAACGCTGATGGGCTAACCATACATCTTGCTAACTTCCTTGGAAGTACTTATTTCCTAAAGAACTAGTTACCATACTTAGAAGTATCGTATTGGTGCATCCAAAGCCCATTAAAGAAGCGTTCTGTTTC